AAATCACTTATTAGAGTTAATTCAAACATGTAATAACGAGCAGACCAGGTCCATCTTGTGTTATGAATTATATTTACATGACCAAAATAGCATTGCAGGTGACCGTACTTTTAACGGACACGGAATTTAAAATGTTACTAATTGTAACATAATTACAACACTTTTCCGATAAATATATATGTTATAATAACAGATGGTTTTATAACACTTATATATAAGGAGAAAGTAGATGAAGAATTTATTTATGTTTCTCGGACTTATTGTTTGTTTTGGAATAACAAGTTGTGCCTCAGTTGGAGGTGCTTGGAACGCCGGAACAGAAATTGTCACAGGAACAGTAGACTCAGTAGTTGGCGGAGCCGCTACAATGGCAGTCGCTATTACTGATGATGCTAGAAACATTGCAGATGTAACAATTGATACAGCACAAGGTGTAGTTAAAACAGTTGCAGATAATGTAGACAAACAGACCGACGAACTACAAAAAGACGACAAAACCGAGGGAAAGTAAGTACCTTTTCTCTATTCAAAAATAAAAGAGAAAAGGAATATACAGCAGAAGAACTTATACAACTTTTTAATGATAATCAAAAAAAGTTAGAAGAATACTGCTCTAAGAATCCTAAAGAATGTTAAATAAAAAAGCACACCTAGAGTGTGCTTTTTTTTGATAAAAAATACGATAAATATCACTATGAAATGGATATATAGCGGTTATGCAGTAGCAGTAACAATACTATTACTACTCGGATTAAGAGTAGCAGACCCTACGGCACTTCAAAGTTTCCGTAGTCAGGTTTTTGACAGTTATCAGCAATTAGATGAAATTAAACAAAGCGACAATGTTGTATTGATTAACATTGGTGAAAAAAGTTTAGCCAAATACGGACAGTATCCTTTCCCAAGACAATACTATGCCCAATTAGTAATAGACGTTGCTATGAAGAATGGCGGTGTTTTGGGCTGGACCATTATGTTTCCAGAAACAGATAGATTTCAGGGTGATGAAAGTTTTGCAGGTATGATGCAACAGAATGTAATGAATGTTCCAGGAGCAAGAAAGAATCCTGTAAATTATAATGTGTTAAGTCAAACACCAAGTGTTAAAGGCGTAAAGTCAACAGGACCACATATAGGTACAGGCACAATAGGTCCTGTTCCTGCAAAAGACTATTTACTTACATGGCCTAACCTTGTAACAAACGTGCCTATGTTAGAAGTTGTTGCAAACGGTAAAGGAGTCAATGCTTCTGCACCACAACCAGATAATCAAACAAGAACATATCCACTTGCTATTACTGTAGGCGATAAAATATATCCTAGTTTTGCAGTTGAAATGTTAAGAGTACATACAGGCAAACCTAGTTATATGATTAAAACAAGTGAGATAGGAATACAAGAAGTTGCTGTTCCTCCATTTGATCCTATAGTAACACAACCAGACGGTACTGCTTATGTACGTTTCAATAATAACTTCGAACAAATAGAATATGAGGGTGCAGATAGTATTCCTGACTTAAAAGGCAAATGGGTTATAGTAGGTGTTACAGCAGAAGGTATTGCAAACCCTGTCCCAACTCCACGTGGTAACATATATCCACAGCAAATACAAGCTCATATGCTACAAAATTTTATAGATGGTAGTAACATAACACGAAGTCAGTTAAGTGCTTTATACGAGCTTCTGTGTGGGCTACTGACTATGATTTTGATAGGTTTAGTTGTGTATAGAGCACCATTATGGGCTAATATACCTCTAACATTTAGTATTTTAGGTGGAATTATATACTATAGTATACACTCTTATACAGCAAATTTGGTATTATTTGATGCAACTTTTCCTGTTTTATCAGGATTTTTAGTGTTCACACATAGCACATTTAACAATTTTTGGATACAATTTAAACTAAGACAAGAGATAGAAAAACAATTTGCCGGTTATGCCTCCCCTACTGTGGTGAGAATGTTGCAAGAAAACCCTGCACTAATTAAAGAAGGTATGAAACGTGAAGTAAGTATATGCTTTTCTGACCTACGTGGCTTTACTCCACTAGGAGAAAGTTTTGGAGATGATGTAAAAGGACTTACAAAAATAATGAATGGTTATATGGATGCTATTACACAACCTATACTTGATGCTGACGGAATGGTTATTAAATATATAGGCGATGCAAGTATGCATATACACAATGCTCCAATGGAAGATCCAGATCATCCTGCAAGTGCTGTGAAGACAGGATTACTAATGCTTAGAGCAGTAGAAACATTTAATGATAAAATTGTAGCAGAGGGCAGACCTCCGGTAGGCATGGGTGCTGGTATAAACACAGGGTTAGGTTATATAGGTGAGATGGGTTCAACTGCAAGACACAGTTATGATATTCTTGGCGATGCTGTGAGTACTGCGGCAAGAATAGAGAGCAAGTGTAAAGAATATGGTTGCTTGTTACTTGTAGGCGGTGACACTTATAAACACACAAAGAATAAATTCTTTTATCTTAAAGTAGATGACCTAGCAGTAAAAGGAAAGACTGTGGGCATTGAAATATATACTGTACTTGATATCAAAGTAAGCAAGTATGCAAAAGCCAAACAGATGCATGAAGATATGCACATGCAATATCGTAAACAAAATTTTGATAAAGCAATTAAATTATGTGAGCAACTACATGATGCCTTTGAGGGTAAGATGAAAGGTTATTATGATATGTGGATTGAACGTTGTGAATTTCAAAAGACTCAAAAACTTCCTAAAGATTGGGACGGTGTGTTTATTGCTACTTCTAAATAATTATTCGTCTGGAGTCCAGTTTCTAAACGTTGTAAATAAATTTGCATACTCTAACAAATCAGTTCTTAAAACTCTTAAATGTCGCATTTCAATAGGTTCATTTATGCCTGCTTCTACAATTAAAGGATGATAATAATTTAAAATTTTATCTACTTTATTTCTATCTTTAATAATATCTTGTATTACTCTATGATAAAAATTTGGCTCTGTAATTAATTCTGTAAGCCAATGATGATGTTCATTATGCGAGTTATATGAATATGCCATTTCTCTTACTTCGTAAGTTATTGCTCTTACTGGATTAATATTATATCTATACTTATTCATGACAGCAGGATACCACCACTTGTCATTACGAGTGTGCTGATTTTCTAAAAATGCTGTATACTCACTTCTTAAACTTTTAACTAATCCTTCTTCACTAGCATTTAAGTCAACCTTATACTGTTTAATAAGTTTGTCTGCTATTCTTTTGTGTCTTTTGGATAAAGACTCGTATAATTCTAATACCTGTGGAATTGTAAACGTTCCATCGAAAAAAGAATTGGGAATAGCCTTATGACGTTGAAATTTATTAAGTTCTGTAGTTAGTCGTACGGCATCAAAATTTATAATATCTTTTGACATACACTTACTTATCTAGAATGTATAGACAATATAGTGGACAGTTTACTGGTCCCTTTATTCCTTCCTAGTGTAACTCGTGCGCCATCATGTAATGGTTTGGGCCATTGTCCTATATTGACCCAAGCATATCCGGCACTTTCGTCGTTTAATGTTGGTATAAATTCTTCCTCTACTACAGCAACAAAACTGTAATACATAAAGTTTTTATTTTTACTTTGATATACATCTATTGGATTTAATTTTTGCAGTTCTGGAACGAACCCTATTTCTTCGCCAAGTTCTCTTTTTATACATTCGTAAGGAGTTTCTCCATCGTCAACCATACCTCCCCAAAAACCCCAAGTGTTTTTTTGTCTTTTATCTGCATTTCTTAATTGAAATAAGCACCGACCTGTGTGTTTACATAAGAAGATAACACCTGCACCAGCAACGCCTTTGTGTTTGTTTACATTAGTTAAAGGATTTAATTTTTCAATTATACTTATATGTTCAGTTTCCAATAACCCGGGTTGTACGTTCCCTCGTGTGTGCTTGACCATGTTTCGCCGTTCCATTTGTATTGTTTGTTTGTGTAAGTGTTTGTAACATACTTGTTTATACTTATAGTACTAGCATCAAAAACCACGGACCATTTAGAACCATCATATTGAATAATATCATTTATATCTGCAGTTATCCCCCAAACATCACCGACAATTTCGTTAGTTAGTAAGTAACGTTGTCCAGATGCAACAGCATCTAATGTACCATCGCCTGGGTGGTTATTTAATGGATCAACTATCCTAGTTACATTTGTTTCTGTGTTAGCAGGTAATGTATCAGCGTCAACAGTAAATATTAATTTACCAGAATCAATAACATTTCTAGTTACTGTACCTGTTATTAGTGATGTGCTTTCTATTTCATTTGTAATGTTAAGTTGTAAAGTACTTCCAGTTGTTAATGGTATATCTGCAATACTAACACCAGAACCACTTACAGTACCTGATGCACTTTGTGGTGATAATACTTCAAGCAAGTCATTCCAATTTGCTTTTACTGTGGTTCCATCGTCATAAGTACTACCGTCTTCTGTTGGAGCACTTTTATATAAAATTGCTTCAGTGCCACTTACATCAACCCAATAGTTGTTAGGTGTTATGGAATTAATTTCCATATCACCGTCAATAGTTCTAAAGAAGTCATATATGTCATCATCGTATCCTAAATCTTCTAAACTATTTGTGTTGTAAACATTGGTAGTAATTGTATTAATAATTTTTTGTCTTTTGACCTGTGCTGGCGGACTTAACCATATTGGCAAAGTAAATGTTAGGGTGGCAACGTCAATGGTTTCATCAACTCCAGCAGGAATACTTCTATTACTCCATTGAATATCAGTTAGTTCAACTTCAAAGATTTGTGTCCAATCTAACGGATTACTGTTTTGTTGTAACTGTAAACTAGGATTAAAAAGTATTAGTATTTGTTCTAGCAGTTGCATTTTTTGGTCTGTGTTTGCTGTCCAGCAATCTACATTTAATGTTAAGTTATAAGGAACAGGCATAATTTTCTTAGTTGAATATAAATTTCCTTGCCCGGATTTATAAGAAGCAGTACCTGTGTCATACTCTCTTTCTGCAATTTGGTCCGTTGCTACTAACATAGGATCTTGTGTTCTATCTCTAGCAATTAATAAACTTTGAATACTTACAGCCATAAATGGTGTGCTATTAACCATATTCTCACTACCTTGTTTGATTATATGTGCTACCATTCTTTGCATATCTGCATATCTTACTGGTGTTTTATTAAAATAAGTAACACCATTTCTTTTACCTTCACTGACTTTAAATTCGCTGAATATTCTCATAAACTGGAGAAGATATCTTCTCAGTTGAGCGTCATAAAAGTAATCCATATTTGCCATATTAATCTGCCTTTGGTTTTATAATTTTACTAAGAGATGTTTTTTCTGTACCTGTAGTACCATCTGTATTAGTTCTTGATGCATCATTATTAACAAATGATGTAAGCAATTTGTTTGCCGCGGACCAGGCTTCTTTTTTATCATCACTAACTTTATGCCAAACTGATAAGTTTTTAACAAATAATCTATTCGGATTAAAGTCTGTTCTCAAGAAATAATCTCCGTTAACACAATCAATTGGGAAACTTGTTCCACTACCAACAATAGTAGCACCGTTTGGCGGTGTACCATCTGCAGGAAAATAAACTCCAGGCTTATCAGGTGCATTTACATCAACGTATAAATGACCACCTTTAGCATAGCCACTGTCATATGGCATATCTGATGCCGCCATTTCCATTACTTTATCTGATATTGCTATCTCAGTACTGTATGTACTTAGAATGTTTCTTAGGTCATCTGCTTGTTCTCCAGTTCCAAGAATATCTCTGTATTCTGGACTGTCTGTAATATTAGTTAGTTTAACTTTCCATAAATGGGGCCACCATCTAGCATCATATCCTTCTGCCGGACGTCCAGCATCACTAACTACAAAAAATCTGTTTACTGCTTCACCACCACCAAGTAATAAATCGTCTCTTAAATGCGGAAGTTCTAAAACATCACCTGCCATTAACCTTCTACCTAGCAAACTTGCTAGAGTGTTCATATGGAACGTCATTTGTAAGTCGTTATTGTTTACAAACATACCAAATTGTGTTAAATCGAAATCTGGTTCACTTACATTATAAGTACCTCTCAGTTCATAAATGTCTGTATCGTACTTTCTATCTCTATTTTCTAAAAACAAAACATCTTGTATATATAAATCACCAGTA